GTTTAAATTCATTATTTTTTCTTCTAAATGTATCAAACTGCTCAGGGTCTTCTATACGTGCAGCATGTTCATTAGGATATGGGCGCATTTCTAAATTACGCTCATCTTCTTTTTTCATTTTTTCAACTAATGCTTTTGACCATGCAAAACCAGGATCTCCTCCCCACAAAGCCCACGCTATACGGCCATTACTTGGATAACCTTTTTCACCTGGCCTAAATCCTTCAGCTTTTTTATCAATTTCATGCCTAGCAAAAAAACTGTACATTCTTTTAATAGTTGAATCAGATAAGTCAACTCCGTTTTTTATTTGGTTTGCACGAGTAAGGCCAACTCTTGTCCCTCCTCTACCAAATTCTTTACGCCATTCTAAACCTTTAATGGCTTCTGCTTTCATACCTTTATTCGGAATCGCCATTATTGCCCCCTTGTATTACTGGTTCAATTGGTAGCTTTGTTCCAAAGGGTTGGAAAGCTGTTTTAATTCCATATTGTTCTGCTAGTTTTTGTTCTCTTTCATGTTGTTCATATAACTCTTCTACGTCTCTTCCATAGTTAGATTGAACATCTTGATATGTTACCAATCCTGCTTGCATACCGCTTATTGATGCATTCATTTCTTTTTGAGGGTCAACCCACTGGAATGAACGGCCAATAAATACTGTATCAGCTGCAAATTTTTCAAACTTAGACATTGGTAAAGGAATATTTACTTCAGGATCCATAATAATAGCTCCACTTGAAATAGCCATTTCTAACCATTTTTCAAATACAGGTCTCATAAAATGATCTACAACAAATCTTTGATATAGCTTATACATTTCTCTATCTTCTAATGCTCCGGCTCTTAATGAGCTGTAATTAACAGAACTTAAATCATTTGTTAAAGCATGATATGAAATATTTAAACCAGAAGCAATTCCTCTTAAAACTTGAGTTGTAAATGGTCCGAATGCTGTACTTGGATGATCTGGGTCAAAGCTTTTAAAATCCATTCCAGCAGGAAGCTGTTCAAATGAACCTGCTTGTGCTTCCATAATTGGAGTATAAGTATCTTCAAAATCTTCGCCAACATATCCATCACCGTCCGGCGAAGTAAAAAATCCCATTTTTGCAGCTGATACACGAGCCGCCGTAATTTCAGCCTCCATATAACCATTAAGCATTTTTATCTGGGGCATAGCCGAAGCAGTCATAGGCACGCCCCTGGTTTGCTCAGGACGTGTTGGCATATAAGCATGAATAATTTCTTCAGCTGGGACCCTTATATGATCTCTTGGTGATTGATATGTATTATCATAAGGATGATTTTTAAATAAGTAATAAGCTACAGGTTTGTCATGCTTATCAACTTCAACACCCATTTTAATTCTATTTTTTGTTTGAGGATTAACATCATTTTTTGTTTCATCTAAATGATCTGCTTCTAAAAATTGAATTTTATATTTATATTTTGAATCACTAGGGGTAGCATGCCTAATTAAAACTTCACCATCTCTCATTAGTGCTTCAACAAATAATTTTTGACAATCCAAAAATGATTGACGGCCATTTAATGTACAGTTACCCATTCTTGACCAATCTTTAAATGCATGCTCAATAGTTTGATTGCCGATAATATCTAAATCGCCTTTTGAATCACGCGCTTTAACGCTTAGCCTAATGCCATTAGCGCCAATAATATTACTAACCATTAAGTTTAAATATCTTGTAACATAAGAATCATTTCTTGCTAAATCACGGCTTCTTTCTCTTAGTATTCTTAATTGATCTTTAATTTCAGCATCTGCTGATGTGCTTGATGCTGTAAAGTCTGAAAATAATCTACCGGTGCTTGCACCAGTATATTTTCTAATTTTAGTAACTTTTTTATTTTTTTTATTATTTACGAATCTATCATACCAGGCCATATTTAAAACCTCACTTTAATTGAGTTACCTGAACTTTGTTTATTTTTAATTCTGGCTTCTTTGCATTCTTTTAAATATTCAGCTTTATATCTATCTCTAAAAGTCATTAATTCATCAACTGTTAATCTTGATAATGATCTTCCAGCAATTGACATTGATGACTGATCAATAGTGGCTCTGCCTTGTATTACAGCTTCAATAGCATCTAATACAATTTTTGCATGGCTTCTTAAATCAGCATTAGTATCAGCTAAGTTTGGTAAAAGTGTAGTTTTGCCTTCATCGATTTGTATTCTTTCTGAATTTGAAGTTTTTGTAATATAAGCGCCCCATATATAATCATGAGGATTATAATTTGCTGTAGTAGCTGCTGGAACTTCAATATAATATGTGCTATTTGCTTCAGTAGCATTTATTGTAAATTGATGCGAGCCCCCTCCCCCAGAATCACAATGAAATTCATAAGATAATGAATATGAATCGACTGGATAATCTGTTGTTAAGTCGTCCCGTTTCCAGGACCAAAAATCGCCTACTACAAGTTCATTAGGTTCTTGTGTAGGATAAGAATCTCTGTCAAATAGGTTGGCCATAAATTAAAAATATATCTTTACCTGATTATATCAAATATTTATAAAGATTTGTTATATTATAGCTAAAATTTATTTTGGTCTATTTTTATATAATTTATATTATTTTCTGCAAATAATTCTTGTGATATTTTAAAACTATTAACCCATTTTTCTTTTGGCTTATTTGGAGAATAGGTAACAATTTCTTTTATACCTACTTGAATAATACCTTTAGCACATTCATGGCATACATCAAGCCCATATACAAATAATGTTGATCCTTCTAAAGATATACCATTTAGTGTTGCATGATAAATACAATTCATTTCAGCATGAATAATATAATTACTTTTTAATTTAGAATCTTTATATATTAAAGGTGAATCATTAAAGCCTCTCGGAAAACCGTTATAACCTTGTGATAATACCTGGCCTTTATTACCTATTGCTACAGCTCCGACTTGTGTTGAAGGGTCTTTTGACCAGCTAGCAAATTTTTTAGCTAGCGTTAAATATTTTAAATTCCAAGAATGAGAATAATTAGACATTAATTTTTAAATGTTGCGCTGCATTGTGTTTATAACTTGCAATTATAAAATCGTTAGGATATAAATTATCTATGCCTGCTTCATAATGTAATTTAACCTGAGGCGGATTAAATATTTGTAATTCGTGCACCATACGAGCAAATCTTAAATGGTTATTATAGATATGCGCATCGCCTAAATTAAATATTAGTTTATGAGGAGTTATATCTAATTCATTAGACAAAACTAACATTAAAAATGCATGGAATAAAATATCAGAGGGTAATCCAAGCATTACATCAGACGAGCGCATATTGACTACTAAATTCAAATGATTATTATGAATTAATAATTGAAAACCGTGAAAACATGGTAATAAAGCCATTTTATCAGAATCAATTGGATTCCAGGCTGTAACATATAATCTTCTTGACTCCGGATTTACTTTAGCTTCTTCAATTACATTTTTAAACTGATCTATTTGTAAACCAGCATAGTTACGCCATTGATAACCGTATATCGGCCCTAGATTTCCATCAGGCTCCGCCCATTCGTCCCAATAGTTACAACCTAGCGTTTTAAAATCATTAACATTAGTATGGCCGCGTAAAAATGAAATTAGTTCGCCAATTACACCTTTATAAAATATTTTTCTATGTGTAAATAATGGGAAACCGGCTTTTACATTTAATTCTAAATGTGCACCGAATATACTTTTAGTACCCGTGCCGGTACGTTCTTTATCTCTAGCTACACCTTCGGTTAATATTTTATTAACTAATGCAAAGTATTGTTTTTCATTTTCCATGTTTTTTTAAATAAGCTCCATAAAAACTTGCATAGTTAATTAAATCTAATACAGAATCATAAGCTGATTCAAAGTTAGGATTTTTTTCATTGAATGCAATTGATTCTAAACGTTTAACTTTTGTTGAAATCATTTGTAAATACGAATGATGCCCGTACGGAAAGTATTCTTGTTTAGCTTCTGAATCATTTGAATTGTAATCTTCAGCTTTTTGTTTTTGTAAAGCTGCCGCTTCGCTTAATACTGAATGCATAGTTACTCCTTATCTAAAAAATTTAATTTACCTACATTATCAAAATGTTGAGGTGCTTGCCAATTTTCTGGTTTAATAAGATCAGGCAACCCTAACGGATTAGGCCTAGTATCTTTAACACCTATTTTTTTCTGCATGTTTGCATGATGTACTCGCTTCCACGCTTTTTTAATATTTACATCAAATGCATCTAGTGTTCCTAATGCAATAACAATAATATCTATAAAAGCATCTACTACTTCATCAGCTTCATCATTTTCAATTGCTGTAATTAATTCGTTTAACTCTTCTTGAATAAACTTAGCCCGAAATTCAAGATAATGTAATTTTTCATTATCTGAAGCATTAGCAATAAACCGGTATATTTTGTAATACCGGTTTAAGTTTTTTATGTCACCTATCATTAACCACCCGTGTTAGAATCTAAAAATTCAATACTACTATTAATATCTGACATTATTTGACTCGCTTCATTAGTATTTAAAGCATCGCGAGGTAACTCTTCTCTTAACCTTGCAATATCATTTCTTAACTCTTGAACCGCCCTATTTATAACTGCTGATTCTGCTGTAAACATATTAACTCCTTAAATTATGTTGTTTGTTAATAATATAATTATACCAAGTTATATATAAAAGTATACATTTTTATATAATTATTTCCAATTATTTACCCAATTTGGCCTATTATTAGCTCTAAATGAGCTTTTTTTAACGTTTTTTGTATGTTCTGCTTGTGTAGATTGATTTTTGTTGATCAGTTGTTCTAATCTGTTATAATTTGGCTGAAGTATGTATAAAGCAGCTAATCCATAAACAAATGTATCTAATGCTTCATTTCTAGTTGTTTTTTTAACCCATTCAAACTTTTTAGCACCTTTAACATATTTAATTACACGCTTTTCAGATGTAAGCTGCCTAAAGTATTCTTCATCGACTGTTGCTGGGAAGTGTATTGTTTTAGTTTCAGATTTTAGTCTTGTATATATTGCTTCTTTAGCAGTATCAGCTCCAACTGGATATAAGATATGCCTGGACCTACCAATAAATGAGGGTCTTCCTGCAATTTGTTTATTACTTTGCGATTGACCTTTAATAGCAAATACTTTTCTATGTACTCTTTTAGAAGTAAAGGCATAAACTTGTTGGGTATGATGACCACCAGAGTCAATACAAGCACAAGCTATTTTTAAAACTTTATCATCATCCCGTTTAAATGTTATACCTAAATAATTATCTAAATCTTTCCATACTAAATTACTGGACGGATCGCCAAAGAATACTCGATAATCTAAAACCCACGCTTCATTGTTTTGACCCCAGCCAATTACTTGCGCTTCTAATCTATCGCCTTGTACATCAATGCCCGCTGTAATTAATAAAACATTATTTGGTATATTCGTATAATCGTATTCTTCTCTTTGATTCATTAATGAACTGTATTCAATACTTTCGCCTGGATCATCAAACGTTTTACCTAATGCAGTATTTACCCAGGTCTTTAACATTTCAGGTTGACTTTTAACAGCATAAAAATCTACAGCCATATCTTTCCATGATCGCCAGGGTGAATATAACTCTGATATATGAAAGCCTGCAGTTTTTTTAGTTTCTTGCGTAGCTACCCATTTACCTTTAGATAGCATCCACATTTTTTTTGTTTCAGGTATTACAACTTCACAATGCTTACAAGTATATTCTGCTGTTTCTGGTTTTTTTGATTCCCAATGAATTTGTTCCCATTCTAATACCTGATACTCATTACATTCTGGGCATGGTACTTCATAATAACGTTGGTCTGATTCTTCAAATGCAACTTCAATTCTTGATAAACCTTTTATAGTTGGTGTAGAAGTAATAAATATTTTTCTGTTCCAAAATGTTGTTGTACGTTTAATCGCTAGATTAATCGGGTCACCTTCAGCTCCCGCACTCGGATCATAACGATCAATCTCATCACAAAGTAAAATTCTGATAGGTCTTGAAGCGAGACCGGCAGCAGAATTTGATCCAACAATATTAATATTGCCGCCAGGAAATTGTTTTGATAAAACTGTATTCGAGCTATCTTTACTTCTTGGGTCTTTTACTTTAGCTCGTAACCGATCACAATCACGAATCATATTAGCTAACCTGTCTTTACTCCATGCTTGAGCCATTTGTAAAGTTGGTTGCAATACTAGGCATGGGCTTGGGTCCTGGTCGATATAATAAGCAACTATATTATTTAATATTTCAGTGGCGCCAACTTGTGCGCTTTTCATAAAAACAATAGTATGAATTTTCGGATCATTAACAGCATCCATAATGCCTTTTTGATATGGAGCACGCGATGTTTTCCACATACCAGCCTCTGCTGATGATTCAGGCGATAATGTACGATAATTATCAGCCCATTCAGAAACAGTTAAATTAGGCGGTGGCGTCCAAGTCTTCTTTGTCGATAAGAGTATTTTCTCTATATTCTCTTGGTATTGGGTCATTTGCTAATTCCTCTAATGCCTCATGTATTACATCTTTAAGTATTTTCTCTACTTCATTGAAATCGTTACTTGCTAATACTAAATGACTAACTTTATTTGGTATTGTTAATAGCTTACCTCTACAGTTAGCAGCATAATTAATCCAGGTTGACTCAACTTGATCAGTTGGTATTAGTTTTCCTTCAATTACTGCTACATCTAGCTGTGCTTTCTTAGCTTGAGCCGCTGTTAGCTTAGTTTTTTCTTCTGTTATGTCCCCAGTGCCATCTTTTAACGTATATCTGGCCTTTTGTTGTAGTTCTTCTATATAAGATTGCCTGCAATGGTCTAAATCTAGCGGATTTGGGCCTGGTTTTGGTTTAAATACGCCTTTTTCAACCAATTTACCTACATTTTGGACCGACATAAATAAATGTTCAGCAACTTCTTTCCTGGTAGCCATATTTATAAAATTAAACTCAATGTGCCGAAGGTCTGTCTAACGGAATGGCGTGAGCGAATAAC